CCGAAGGAATTCAAGAACTTCGCTACATTGACGCATCTAAAATGCGTTATGTTCGCAAACAAAAGAAGAAAAAAGGCGAAGAATTAAGACTGGCAAGTAATAGTGACAATCCATTAGACTATAATTTTCCAGAAATAGAAGAGTTTTTCATCTATAATCAAAAAGAAACTTACCCAACTGGAACTCCTAGACCTGGATATGGGGGAAGTTCAAATGGAATCAAAATGACAAAAGATTCCATCGCATATTGTACTTCTGGATTAGTAGATAGAAATAAAGGAACAACTCTTTCATATCTCCACAAATCAATTAAAGCTCTCAATCAACTCCGTATGATTGAGGACTCTTTGGTAATTTACAGATTATCGAGAGCACCTGAGCGTAGAATTTTCTACATTGACGTTGGCAATCTTCCAAAAGTCAAGGCAGAACAATATCTTCGTGACGTTATGATGAGATATCGTAACAAACTTGTTTATGATGCAAACACTGGAGAAATTAGAGATGATAAAAAATTCATGTCAATGCTGGAGGATTTCTGGTTGCCAAGAAGAGAGGGCGGCAGGGGCACCGAAATCTCAACGTTGCCAGGAGGTCAAAACCTTGGAGAAATCACTGATATTGAATACTTTAAAAAGAAACTCTTCCGTGCGCTTAACGTCCCATCATCAAGAATGGATGGAGAAGGTGGGTTTAACCTGGGGAGATCTTCTGAAATCCTGAGAGATGAAGTCAAGTTTAGCAAGTTTGTTGGACGTTTGAGAAAGAGATTCTCAGGAATGTTCAGCGATATGCTCAGAACTCAATTGATTCTCAAGAATATCATCACTCCCGAAGATTGGGATTTGATGAGTGAGCACATTCAATATGATTTCCTCTATGATAATCACTTTGCAGAATTGAAAGAAGCAGAGTTGATGAATGAGAGACTTGCTTTAGTTCAAACTGCAGAACCATATATCGGAAAGTATTATTCCCAAGATTATATTAGACGTAAGATTCTTCGTCAAACCGATGAAGAAATTATCGAGCAGGATATTTTAATCAAGCAAGAAATTAAAGATGGAGTAATTCCAGATCCAAGTGTACCAGTAGATCCAGAAACAGGATTGCCAATGGACTCTACAGCAGGAATGGATTTAGGAAAACCTGTAATGGAACCAGAACTTAGTGCTCCAGAAGTAGATGCATCTGCTATGGAAATGCCAAAAGGTGGTGAAATTTAAGGCAATAAATATATTATAGTTGTTTATTTAACATATTAACATGGAAGAACTTTTAGATATGATCCATTCTGATGAATCCCCTTCCCAAATCACAGATAAACTTAAGGATATGCTTTTTGCTAAGTCAGCAGAAAAGATTGAAGCTACACGTCCCGAAGTAGCAAATTCTCTCTTTGCTGATGTTGCTGATTCTCCTGAGGAAGAAAGCGCAGAATAATAAATAACTATTAAAGTGTAATTTAATTTTAGAATAATGGCTCATAGACCTGTAGGAACATCGATCGTATTATCAACTAGTGCTACTTCGGGGATGACAACTTCTTTTGTCGCGTCTTCGAATGTCCTTAGAGTTGTTGCTGTATCGAATGGTGCTCATGTAAAAATTGATAGCGCACCTACCGCTACTACTGCTGATTACTATGTTCCTGCAGGGACTTCCGCCACTCTTGCTTTGACAAAAGCATCAAATAGAGTTGTCGGAATAACCACAGGTGCTACCACTACAATTACTTTCGCTGAAGGGACACAATGTCCATTTGGAGTTGGTGATTTTATTACAATCACAGGTGGATCAAATTCTTCATTAAATCTTCGCCATGTGGAAGTGACTAGTGTAGATACCACTTCTGACGTTAATGGAAACTTCCAAGCCGCATGTACAGTTGCTTATGACTCTGGTTCTGCTGGAGATTTTGCTGGAGCAGATGTCACAGCAAGTCTTTCCGTCAGAGTAGCAGCTAGAACTGATAGCGGTTCGGGAACTTTACATGCACAACTAGTCCAAACTACAGGAGAAGCGTAATGAAGTTAATTAGAGAAGAAATTGAAAATGTAGAAATTATCGTCGAATCAAAAGGCGGTAAAAAGTCCCTTTATATCGAAGGTGTTTTCCTCCAAGGAGATATCAAAAACCGTAATGGTCGTATGTATCCCATGGAAACTCTTCGTAAAGAAGTCGGTCGCTACATGCAAGAAAATGTAGATACAGGTAGAGCACTTGGAGAGTTGGGTCATCCTGACGGTCCAACTGTCAACTTAGATCGTGTTTCCCACAAAATTGTTTCCCTGAAAGAAAGCGGATCCAATTTTATTGGAAAAGCGAAAATTCTCGGAACACCAATGGGAAAAATTGCGTCTTCTCTTTTAGATGAGGGCGTAAAACTCGGTGTTTCTTCCAGAGGAATTGGTTCTCTGAGAGAAGACCGTAACGGTGTCAAGGTTGTTGGTGAAGATTTCATGTTAGCAACTGCAGCAGATATCGTTGCTGATCCTTCTGCTCCTGATGCATTTGTATCTGGAATCATGGAAGGAAAAGAATGGGTATGGGAAGGTGGTATTCTTCGCGAAAAGTATGCTGAGCAAACTAAGCGTAGAATCAATACTTTAGTTGATCAAAAAATACTTGATGAACATAAGTTAAACTTGTTTGATGACTTCCTCAGAAGTCTTTAAACATTAAATATATTAATTTATAAATAAATATAGATTTAATACACAGGTAAATCGGAGAGTTCAAATGTCTAGTGACAACAATTTACAAGAAATGGAAGCAGGCACGAAGCAATCCAAGACTGCTGTTAACGCTGGTGCAAAACCAGCAGACGGTATGGATACTTCGGTTGCTGGAAGCTATGAAGATCTCGGTGGTCCTACCCCGGAGAACTATAAGTCTGACGACGATTCAGCAAAGTTAAAGACCCCAGGTGGTTCTTTAAAGCAAGTTAAGGACGTAGTAAATAAGGGTGCTGCCGCTGCTGAAACCGCTAAGGGAGTCAAGGAAGAAGAAGATCTTTCTGACGAAGAAGTAGTTGCAGAAGCAGAAGAAACTACCGAAGAAGAAGTTGTCGCTGAAGAAGAGACCACTGAAGAAGAAGTAGTTGCCGAAGAAGAAGCTACCGAAGAAGAAACTGAAGTAGTTGCTGAGTATGACATGGAAGAAGATGTCAATGCTCTCCTCCAAGGCGAAGAACTCTCCGAAGAATTCCAAGAGAAAGCACGTATTATCTTCGAAGCAGCAATCAACTCCAAGGTTGCTGGTATCGAGCAGCAACTCAAAGAAGAGTATGCTGTAGCTTTCAATGAAGCTATTGCTGAAGAAAAGACTGCTCTTACTGAAAGAGTAGACTCCTATCTTGAGTACGTCGCTGACGAGTGGATGGAAGAAAATGCACTCGCAGTTGAAGCAGGTCTTAAGACCGAAATGACCGATTCATTCCTCACTGGAATGAAGAGTCTTTTTGAAGAACATTATGTAACTATCCCTGAAGAAAAATATGATGTGCTTGAGAGCATGGTAGAAAAACTTGATGAAATGGAAACAAAACTCAACGAGCAAATTGAGAAAAACGTTTCCCTTAACAAGCGTCTCGCAGAGTCGGTTGCTGATGGAATCTTAGATCAAGTCTCTGAAGGTCTTGCACAGACACAGAAAGAGAAGCTCGCTTCACTTGCCGAAAGTGTTGAGTTTGAAAGTGAGGCACAATATATTGAGAAGTTAGAAACACTGAAAGAATCGTACTTCTCTCAGAAGAATGTTTCTACAACAGCTAAAACCCAATCTATTTCTGAAGGAGTAGACGTAACACCTGAAGATGTTTCAGGTTCTATGGCTGCATATCTCAGAACCATGGGTTCTATTAGCAAATAATCCCTGAATTTAATATTAATTCAAACGTAAACCACACAACAAGGTACAAAGCAAATGTTCCAATCCGAGCATCTGCAGGAAAAGTGGGCACCTCTCCTCAATTATGAGGGTCTTGATCCAATTAAGGATTCCCACAGAAAGGCTGTCACCGCCGTCCTGCTTGAAAACCAAGAGAAATTCCTGAAAGAACAGTCTGCATTCGAGCAGTCTGGTTCCTTCCTTTCCGAAGCACCAACTAACAGTGCAGGTTCCAACCCCGCTGGTTTCAGTGGTTCTGCTGGTAACACTGTTGCAGGCTTCGACCCAGTTCTGATCTCCCTGATCAGACGCTCCATGCCTAACCTGGTCGCATATGACCTGGCTGGCGTTCAACCAATGAGCGGACCTACTGGACTCATCTTCGCGATGCGTTCCCGCTACACCAATCAGTCTGGCACCGAAGCATTCTTCAACGAGCCTGATTCCGCATTCTCCGGACGCGACAAGGCATCCAACGTTGAGACTGGTCATTCTGATGGCATCGCTGGTATGGGTACTACCGCTCAGAGCGGAAGCAACCCATCTGTTCTGAACCCTGTTGGTTCTGCATCTTCCCTCGGCTACAATGTTGGTCAGGGCATGACAACCGACGAGGCAGAGAACCTCGACGGAACTGGCAATGATGCATTCAACCAGATGGCTTTCTCGATCGAGAAAGTCACCGTAACCGCTAAGTCCAGAGCACTCAAAGCTGAGTACTCCTTAGAACTGGCACAAGACCTCAAGGCAATCCACGGTCTGAACGCTGAAGCGGAACTCGCAAACATTCTCTCCACAGAGATTCTTGCTGAGATCAACCGCGAAGTTATCAGAACTATCTACAAGGTTGCTGAGCAAGGTGCTGTTCAGAACGTTGCTACCGCTGGTACTTTCGACCTCGACGTTGACTCCAATGGTCGTTGGTCCGTTGAGAAGTTCAAGGGTCTCCTGTTCCAAATCGAGCGTGATGCTAACGCAATCGCACAAAGAACTCGTCGCGGAAAGGGCAACATCATCATGTGCTCTGCTGACGTTGCGTCTGCACTGACCATGGCTGGTGTTCTCGACTACACCCCTGCACTCAACGCTAACCTGAACGTTGATGACACCGGTAACACCTTCGCTGGTGTTCTCCAAGGTAAGTATCGTGTCTACATCGATCCTTATTC